AACTATGTTTCTATTAAAACGGTATTTTATCATTTGGCAAGGTTGAATTTGATTCTTGCTGTTTTTGTTGAGGGTCGGATATTTCTACACTCATGTATGGCTTTTCATCTTTCATGCGTATCCAAGATGCAATGCGCTTCATGATTGGTGGTGTAGTCCAAGGCATACGCTTATCATTAGGATTATACATAGTCCCAGTGTAAGCAGGTGCGCCCTCTTTGCTATTGTCGTTTGGAAACATCACTCCGACTTTTTCAAAAACTTCAATTAATTCTTTTTGATCTCGTGTCATTCTTCGAACAAATGTATAACGAGAGTCACGACCTGCAACATTTATGCTACCTTGTAGTATAAGTTCCATGTCTTCGAATGGAGGCCATAATGCTCCATCATTTATTTTGTCATATTCTGCCATGCTTTTGGCTCCTTGTTAAAGTTGGTGAGGGGTTCTTGGGAAACCTGCCCCTCGATCAGGCTTATAACAACTTGGGGGTTGTCTTCCCAAGAATTAACTAGGCCACTTAGTTACAACAGCCTTTGTCGCTTGACTAACTTCGGTGCTTCGCCCTGACTGCGGCACCGAAGTTCGCGCGACAGCATCATTGCCATCATCATCTTCTGTAGGCAAGTTCAGTAGCGATAGGATTCCGTAACGTCTAGCATAAGTGATCGCACTACCCAAGCCTTGCATGTCATTCTTACCAAGTACCAAAGGTATATCTGTTGATATGCTATCACCATCAACATGTCTTAGTTCTGTTGTGATGCACATACCATGTTCATTGTTAATGCCTCGATGCATAAGTAAGAAACCATTGTCTTTCAATGGCTCTGTAACAGCATCTATTACATTTTCAAGTGTAGCATAATTGCTTTTGAAGTGAGGGTTACGCCCATCACGCTTGATAGGTTGTATTTGTTCACGAACCTTCAATAGTTTTTCAGTTAAGTTAGACTTTGTCATTGTGTGCAGTTCTCCTTGTTATGCGGATTGCTCCGCGTTTATCACGTTTTAGTCTGACGGTATCACAGAATACTTCTCGTTCGTTATGACCGACCATATCCTTGAGATTCTTTTTCGCTCTGTCATTGATCTGAGCGGCGTTGAGTGTGCTGATGTATGAGTGTGCTTCTTCGACAAACTGATTGTCTCTTGATGCGTCACGCACCACCATTTGATCCAGTATGATTTCTTTTGTGGAGAGAACTTCGGTCTCAAAATCAACTGGCCTTTCCTTGTTTTGAACGTGTGTCCAGAATTGTGTAACCAACTCCCACATTTGATTAAGATAGTCTTGGTTGTAAGCAATGTGTAAACACTCCCATTTACTGTTACCAAAAATAACAGACAGGTATGCCCCATCTGCTTTTGCAATGTGACAATATAATTGTATTTGTGGCATGTATTTGTTTACGACTTTGTCCATATTATAAAAATTATTTGTATGCTTTGCTTCGATAATATTATTTTCACCTTGAATTGCACCATCTATTGTACCTTTGACTGGTATATTATTGATTGATGCTATGTATTCTTTTTGGTGTGCGACAACAGCTTTGGCCTCATGCATTGCAAACCATTTAAGATTAAAGTTTTCAGTATGTATCCCAAGCTGCACAGGAAGATTACGAAGTAAAGACTCTGGTTCTTTAATGCCAGTCTTTACTTCCCATAGTTCTTCCCATTCGCCTCCTACTATTTTGACGCAATCACTGCCGCCAATAAAACCTTTGCGTTCCATATAGTTCTCCTTGTCTTCCTGATATAATTAGTTTTTTTTTAGGTTTTTTTGTACTTTACTGCACTTATGCAGTTGATGCAAGTTTTTTGTGTTCTTCACATATCGGACAAGGAATAATATCACACCAAGTGTGATAAATTTTTCCGTTTGGATAATATAAGTGTTGCCAGTCTTTAACAACATTATGGCCGTCGCAATAACTACACTGTTCCATTTGTTTCTCTTTCTTTGAAGTGTTTTTCCCCATAGGCTTGTGCTTCTTCGAGGCTTTTTATTTTTTGTTCAGCAAGGTCTTTGTTGAAGTTATCATACAATCTGCCTTTGAGTTCTGTACGATACGGCTCGAGTTCAGCTTTGGTTACATAGCCAAAATGAACAAGAGCAGCAGCTTCTTTACCATAGATAAAATGTTCGCCAATCTTTTGGTTTTGTTTTATTCGATTAGCTGTGACTCGATAGGTATCTACCTTCCAATGCTTTGCTCGATCAAAGTCTGGTTGATAAATTTCTTTGGATGGTCTGTTTAGACTAGCTTCCCACATTTGTTTGGTAACAACTTGTGTCAATGGTTTAGGTTTCATAGAAGTCCTCCGTTTTTGTATACTCACCCTTGTTGTTTGCTAATTGTGTTGCGCTCTTTCGTGGGCGTGTTCGAAAGAAACCTTGATACTCTGGAAAGGTTTCCATAAATTTTCTTGCATACCATGCACGATGGTTATTGCTTAGTTTGAATTGTGTTTTGCCATTTACATCTGGCACATCTGTTTCCCAACGAATGCGCTCAAAGATAGCGTTGACTGAGTAATGTTTATAACCTCGATCAATAATCTCTTTGGTAAACTTTACAAAAAGTATTGATACCTTTGGGTATTTTTTATGAAACTCTTCAGCCTGTTCATTCATTTCTTCTTCACGAGTTTTCATGACGTGCATCCTTCATAAGATTATATATTCTAGTAAGATAGCTTCGTAACTTTTCTACTTCTTCAATAGAAAAACTATTCATCCAACCATCAATATTGGGATCTGGTGAAAGTAATTGCAAATAAAGTTTATCAGGAAATGAGTTTGAATATTCTAATATTAGATCACGCTTAATAGTATTATCAGCGTCATCCATTAGGTGGACTACATCAACTTTGAGTCGTCTTGTCTCCATCATTTTTTCTGTCATTTAAGTTCTCCATTATTGTTTGAAATTGTTCGCCACTCATTATGACTAGCGTTTGCGGAGTTCCTCTCCGTCTTTTATAGAAGGCAATGTCTCTGCCTTCGAGGACACTGAAAGGGTTAGGAAACCCAGACTTGTCTCTATACTTTACTTCTCCCACCAGTTCTTGGTCTTTGATTGTGAGCTTGATGTCGCCTGAATACTCTCCTCCCAAGCTGCCCGAGAGGGGTTGGCGTTTCGCTTTGATCTGCGCTTTGATTTCGTTAAGCCATTTGACAAACCACTTTTCGTGGTAAGTTCCTTTTGATTTGTTATTGTTTGCCATCTGTCTTCCTCATAACAACGCAAGCATACATACCAATGCTTTTCGTTTGTTCTTCGATGATTGTTTTTAAGTATTGCTACAAAGTATTCAGACAATTGTTCACAAGCAATACAATGAGCTTTACCCTTCTTCCCTTTTTTTGATTTCAATGTCATATCCTAATGCATCAAGCCAACACATAAGAAAGAAACCAGACGGAACTCTCTTGTGCTGCTCCCATTTGTGAACCAATGATTCGGTGCAGCCTATTATACCTGCCAATTTATCTTGGCTAAGTTTTTTCTCGTGCCTCGCTTCGATAAGCATTGTTATCATTTGATTGTAGTTGTGAGGCAACCTCGTGTTGATCATGAATTGATTCCAAAACTTTACGAGCTGTTGTATAACGAAGATCTGTTTTATTATTTATTGTTCTGTAGTAAGTAGATGTTGGTACTCCTGCTTTTTTAAAAGCAAAGAGTAAATCAACGTCAAGATCATTCGCTGTTTGTTGTAAATAATTTAAATAAGATTTCATGCTCCACTTATGCAGTAAGAATATTTAGTTTGTCAAATAAAAAGGGGAGTGTTTACACTCACTCCCCCTGCACAATCACCCTCAAAGGAGCAAAGGCTTGTGCTGCCGTGGTTATGTGTACCAGATACGATTTTTCACATTGTTGATGTCGATAGCACATTTCAAACTAATCAACATCCTCGCACTCACGGCTTACGAATCCCAGACCACCACATTCATCACAGTTTTCTGTAACTTCTTCCAAAGATGGTGGGCTATCTCTGCTTATCCATGATTCTGGCTTGTCAAAAGTTATTGTGCCAGAGCCATCGCATTCTTGGCATTCTTTATTAAACGTCGAAAATTTCAAATCCGCTTTCATAATAATACCTCGGTAAGTTTGTTTCTTCCCAAGCTTTGATAGCTCGAGCAACCCATTTGTCTCGATCGAACTCAGGGTTCATTTCCTTGAGGTCATCACCCATTCGTTCAATGATTGTTGGTGAGCCAGTGAGTGGCGCAAGTACCTGCGCCACATAGTCTTCTTCTTTCTCAGTCATTTGGATCTCCCAGTCTGACATCAATATGTTTTTGTTCATTGAAACAATTTAATTCCATTGATGTTTGATTTGTAAAATAGAAAACGAACTCAGTAATAAATCTGCCTCCAGTACTTTTTCGTT